CTAAATCAGTAAGTTGGCAGCATCACCCAATAACAGTATACTTTTTCATCACAATATCATCTTTCGAAGCATGAGAAATAATCTGGTTTGATAAAGTATACTTAAAAAATTTAGCAATATCTGGAGCGATAGGAGCTTTAATGATTTTAAAATCGAATTTATCAACAACTCTTGCGGTTCTACTCATACCCGCTTTAAGATGTCTAGTAATGAAATACAACGATATTTTCGCCGCATCATCATCCTTAAGTTGCTCAGCATACTCTAATAATTCTTCAAGCTTTAACATTTTCATTCCTTATGGGATTCAGCATAAAAAAGTTTTGGGCCCACGTCCTCAACATCAAGAAGATCATCTTCCTCCAAATACTTTGATTTAGTCAAAACCATACCAGTGCGTTTTTTGTCGCTTTCTAAATCCAAATATGTAACTTGATATAAAGTATAATTAATACTTATTGTAGGATTTATAAGTATCATGCTTGAATTAATATATATTAAAGCCGTTACCGTTAACAATATTGCTATTGGTATAACATTAGTTAAAGTGGATAGATCCTGAAATACAAACGGAATTATATATGTAAAAAGATAGCTTATTGATTCATTGTTTTTATTTTCAATATCTATAACTCTTACAGTTCTACCACTAGTGGCGCATCGACGTTTTATATTTTTTAAAAAAATTGTTAATCCTACAATACCAAATAATGATAATACACCAATGACACTGACCGCGCCAAAGTATTTAAAGAAAATAGTTAATGATTCAACACTTATACCTTTCCAATTTAAATAGCTTCTATAAGTATACAATTGCACAAAACACATGATAAAGAATAGGGGAAGGTATGACACTATAAATAGCGAAACTCTAGCACCTAAATGTAGTTTATTTACTCTCATAACTACCCCACAGCCTACACGTCTAGTATTTTATGTTATTTCGAATAATTATGCATCAGATTACCATCCTACAATTGTGCATAAAACGAGCATTTTGCTGATTTTTCTGCGGATGCCTGAGACAGACAACCTCAAGCACCCGCAGCAATTCTACTTAACTCTCCTTTTCCCGCAAACCGTTTTTATCCCCATCGGCAAATCGAATACACCACCAGCGCCACCGCCATCGCAATTCCTACCGTGGTGAATGCCTCAGGCCGGGTCATTGATTCACCTCCTGCGGTGGTTCCGGTAGCGGCATCCAGTGAGTTGAGCTCTCTACTTCGACGCCGTCTTTGTCCACAAAAGCCATCTTATTCCCGCCACGAGTGGGGCAAAAAACCTTATCCCATGAACCGGGGAATACATTCCCGAGATCATCGCGAAGAATCACATCGCAATATTCAGCAGGAACTGCATCACTACAGCTTATCCAGCCAGCCGGAGTTCCCGGGGAGCTGGTTGACGTTTCCGAGATTTCCCGAAAATTGTTGGTTGACGAATTCTTATTTTCCCGGAAGTTTCCGGCCTGAAGCATGGCGACGCGGCAGGCGTTCCAGCCATCAGCATATGTTTCAGTTACACCGTCGAGATGACAAGTAAGCAAATCCATTTCATCAGGCACTACCATCGCTGGCGGCGCTGCGTAAAGCGGTGTTATTTCTGCCCGAAAGTCACCTATTTCATGCAGTCGCACACACCGCTCGACTTCTGCTTTGTCAGAATACATAGTGGTGAACGTATTATATTCATTGTCAATTTGCGTGAAGGTTGCCTTCCACGCCACTGGCTCTGCTTCCAGTGATGCCAGTGCTATTTTGAATAACTCGCACTCTACCCATGCCATCTCTGAATTGGGGTGACATTTCGCAACCGCTATTTTTAATTTGGCTTCTTCAATTAATTGTTCTTTGGTTAATTCAGTTATTTCAGTTTTCCTTATATGGATTAATTTTGTTGTGTAGCGCCCTGAATGGTTCCCATACCATATCGATATACAGTTCAACAATCGGCTCAAATATTTTTCCGATTATCCAAATCAGAAACAGCAGGTTTATCGGTATCATCAACACGATAAACAGAATGAGAAACAGAAATTCTGTTGTTCTACTCTTTCGCGGATATTTTTTTCTAAATAATGTGACCATTCATTACCGCCCTTTCAGGCGGCCTCCCGATGTTCTGAGGGTGCAGAAATCCCTCCGGTTAAGGATTAAATTTTATTTACAACACTAAATTTAATTATTCAGGCGCGCGAATCTGTTCCGCACAATGCAACAATGCTTCTGTCACTTCCTTAAGCGTTACGGTATCGGCATCATCCAGTCCTGCAACTTTTGCGTGCCTGACAAACGCCGCGCGAAGCTCGTTAAACGCCACCGCCCGTACATCAGCCAGGAAAGCATCTGTAGCCGAGGTTTGCGGCATACCTCCGTCTGTTGCGCAGATATACGCATCAGATAGTTCATCCTGCTCGCCATCAAACACGTAGCAACTCTGTACGATAAATTTATTCAGCTCCGCATTCTCCGCCGCAAGTGCAGCAAGATTAGTCTCCAGCTCTGCAATGCGTTTGCTTTGGGCTTCCCGTTCATCAAGCACTGCCAGCACGGTAGCCGGATTGGCTGCTGCTATGAATCGCTTATTGGCGCGATTATCTGGTCCTGAGCATGATGCTATGTAGTAATTTGCGTTCAGTCCGGCATCAGCAATTAACCCATAATCATCAGAACACCATTCGCCAGGGGTTGCATTTTCTGCCGCCATTCGCAGTGCCTGGTAATTAATGTTGCTCACTGGTTTCCTCCTGGCAAAGCTGGGCGACAATATCGCGATATTTATTCAGCTCCCGCAGCGCGCCACAGACTCGCTCCCATTTCCGGATATCACTTTTCGCCCGACGCAGTTCGCGGTTTGCCTGTCGCAGCGATGGCAGAACCAGATTATCCACTCGCTTCTCAAGCGGCTGCACAATGTCCGCCACAGTTTCTGTTTTAATATCTTCCTGTGTTGCAGCTTCCTGTACTGGTAACGCAACACATGCAGGCTGAGGAAAGGCTTTACCATCAGTTTCCGCTACCGATGCCGTTTTCGGCTCTGCTGGTAAATTACCGCCCGGCATGCAGTAACGAAATTTACCGTTCTGATTAACACGAATCAGACGACCTTTGCTGATTGCCATTGCCAGCGTTGAAGCCACTTTGCGGGATGTTGTACCGAACAGCGTAGCCAGTTCATCCGCCGTTTGTGATCCGCGTTGTTCAATCGTCGCGGTTAAATCGCACTCTGAGATTTTCGCTACTGTCGCCGTGGTGGTTTCTTCCGGCTGTTCTTCTGGCGCTGGCTGTTCCTGCTGAACGTTGTTATCAGCCACACGCCAGGTGTATACGCTTTTATCAACGAAGCCAGCCTTTTTCAGTTCCCACAGCTCGTTCAGTACTTCTTCACGACTGATATCAAGTCGCGCAGCCAGCTCTACCGACGTGGCTTTTCCCATCGCTTTCAGTGCGTCAAAAACAGTCTCCATAAATTTCCTCCCGGTAAAAATTACTTTTCAATACCTGGCTGACCAACATTCGGGCGCCAGCTCTCCCAGTTAAAATTCACCCAGCGCCCGCCGTTCATGGTCATGCGATCCATAATCCGCTCGCCGAGCAATGTTTTCATGGCCTCATAGTTCAGGTTTGTCAGCATTCCCACGCTACGCATCGACGCTGTCCGTCGATCAATAATCTGGTGCAGTACCACCTGCTCGTTTTTCGTCTCGCGCTGAATGCCAATTTCATCAAGAACCAGCAGCTCCACTTCGCACAGTTCCCGCAAAAATTTTTCGCCTGACTGCCCGTCGTCATAGCTGGCGTGCAGGGCGCTCATAACATCAGCCACGGTAACCACAATCACTGTCTGACCGTCTTTCAGCAGGCGATTCCCGATAGCTGCCGCTAAGTGATTCTTCCCGGTACCAGGTTTTCCGCTGAATGCAAAATTTGTACACCCGGTCATCAGTTCATCGGCGATGGATTTCGCCTGGCTTAACGCGTATCGCTGGCCGTCGTTCTGCACCTGGTAATTCGCAAACGAGCATTTACGGTGCAACGGCTGGATGCCTGAGCGATTCAGAATTTTTTCCACCCGCAACTGGCGATTCAGGCGGTTGATCTCCTCGCTACGTTTCTGGCCTTCAGCAAGTTGCCACTCGCGCCACTCCGCAACCGTTCTGAATGGAGCGGTTACATGTGGTGGGGCCAGTCTGCGGATACGCTCCAGAACGCCTCCTGTCGCAATATTTTTCATGGTCTGTTACCCCCTGAAGCCTGGCGGGATCGCACTGTCCGGCAACGAGACGGTGTTAACCTGTCGGAGCAACGTCTCAGGCCGAACACCTTTCGGCGCGAACAGGCCCTGGTATTCATTGGCGATGCTGTGTCGAATCACCTGCTCAGGTGTAAAACCCTGCTGACGGAATTTTTCCAGTTCCCGTATCGCCCCGTTAGCGCCCTGCTCCGTTCGAATCGGTTTTCGCAATGCCTGTCTGAACCGGACCCACTCATGCCAGAGTGTTTCCGGCAACCAATCGGGCAGCTCAATAGCCTCCGGCTCGAATTTTTTAGACGCTCGTTTTTGGCGAGGGGGATTTAGGGGGAGATCAGTATTTAGATCTTCCTCTTCCTCTTCCTCTGGTAACGCTTTTTGATCCGTTTGTGTAACGCCGGCAGCGTTACCTTTTCGTTTCAGTTCACGTATTTTTGTAACTCGCTCGTTTGTAACCGCCCGTTTTTTAGAGCTTTTTCCGTTATGGCGTTCAAAGTTAGGTAGAGAAAGCCCAACGTCATTTTCGACCAGCCATCCAACCTGAATTAACGCATCAGCAAAACCAGCCATAAAAGTGATGCGATCTATTGCACTTTTTGTAACGCCGCGAGCGTTACAATCTGCATTACCGTCTATCATTTGTTGATCCGCCCATGCCCAGAAGCGAATAACCTTCCCTAATGCGGCATCTGGATCAATATTCAGAATCTCAGCAAGCCTGAATATTTCCGGCTTATCCGGCGTAATAACCTCGAGCTTTATCCAGTTTGAAGCCATTTGTTTTCACCTTGTAACGCTCGCAGCGTTACATTTAACTGATACCGAACAAAACAATCCGGCACGATTAATTTCAATCAATGCACTACGACAGAATCACCGGACGACCCACCACCGCTGAAATGTGCTTTCCGGTAAACGGCCTGGACTGCATCATCATGCGCATCAATTGCCGTACTCAACGCTTCCTGCGCCGCCAGTAATGCACGGCGTTCCAGGGTATCGAAGATGCAGAGTCGGTGACGCAGCTCGCGCGGAAGAATTGCCAGAACCGCAGGGATCAGTGTCTGAATTTTTTCCCTTTGCGCTTTCGTTTCACCTTTTAACCAACGGTGATAGATGTTCTGCTGATTATTCCAGTCCTTGCCTGGTACCAGGGGCAATTCGCCGCCCCCCTGGCGCAGATATTCTTCAGTAATTGCATTGGCTACCCATGCCTGCCCTTTTTCAGCGGCCAGGGCTAACAGCACTGATTCGATGTGCTCATGCCTGATTTTCATGAATCAACTCCTGTGCATTTTGTGTGTTAGCCTTACATCCAACAGGTAAACCATCGGTCGGATTCGGGTAGATATCAGGCCGGAGTTCATGAGGTGTAACCTCGAAATTCGTAGCCTCTGCGATACGCAATACCTTTTCAGGGCTTAACTGACTACGTCCAGTAGCAACGAGGCTAATCATTGATTGCGAACAACCAGCCAGCGCGGCCAAACAAGACTGTCGTACACGATTTTTTTTCAAATATTCATCTAATGTCATAAGGGTCACCTTAGTAATATTCGCCAAAATATTAACCATACTAATTTAAATGATCAATACTTATATCAGTTTGAGATTATGAGCTGTGTTCATAAGATGGTGGTATGAGAAGAAAACGCGAAGAAATCGCATCGCCAGAAGCTACGCAGCGTCTACGCGGAATATGGGATGCAAAAAAAAGAGAGCTCAAATTGACTCAGGAGCTTGCTGCCGAGCTAATGGGCTTTGAGACGCAATCTACGGTTAGCCACTATCTCAACGGAAAGGCTCCACTTAACACTGATGCGGCATTAAAATTCGCAGTATTGCTAAGAGTTAAGCCTGAAGACTTGAGGCCTGATTTAGCTGATCTGATGAATTACGTCCGTTCATCTGGAACTTATGACGAAAGTTTCGAAGGCGAAGGGTGGCGGATGGTTAACAAGCAACAAGCTGATTTACTGGATCTTTTTGATATCCTCCCCGAATCAGAAAAAGCAAAACTAATCGAAAGGCTTAAAGGCCAGAATGAACTCTACAAAGAAGCGTTTGAAAATATGCTGGCAGCTCAGAAACGCATGAAGAAATAGCCCCCACTACCTCGTAACTAAACCGCCATCCCTGGCGGTTTTTTTGTCCCCTGCGCCCCCATCGCCTTACTTTTTTATCAAAAAAAACACTAAAATTTTCATTAGGATAGTACATTTTTATCAACAAAATGCATATTTATGTTGATCATCAATATGAATATAACTAATATTATTGCAGAAGCAGCACGGCGCTGTAGGTTTTAGTTCCGCCACCCGGCGTTAAGGGGAGAGATAAGATGGTGCATTACGAAGTAGTTCAGTATTTGATGGATTGTTGCGGTATCACTTACAACCAGGCTGTGCAGGCTTTACGCAGCAACGACTGGGATCTCTGGCAGGCAGAAGCCTCTATCCGCAACAACAAAATGTGAGGTGCGAAAAATGCAAAAAATCGACCTCGGCAATAACGAATCCCAGGTGTGCGGCGTGTTCCCCAACCAGGATGGAACGTTCACCGCCATGACTTATACCAAAAGCAAAACATTTAAAACAGAAACAGGCGCACGTCGCTGGCTTGCCAGAAATACTTGCTAATCCATTATTTGGATTAATTCAATATTCTCGCTGTAGGGGTATAGCAGAAACCACCAAAGCCCGGAGGTGGTGAAATAAAACCGGGCACAACACGAAGGCGCATTTCCGATATCCATAAAGAGTCGGTCTTGTCTGTTAAATTTAAATGGTGGGAGTGCGCCTCCGGTTGTGAATAACAACACTGCTGTGTGTAGTCTTGGCGGCATCAGTTTTTTCTTGAAGTTCGACTGATGTCCGCCCTTTTTAAAGTGAATTTT